GAAAACGGGTTCCGGAGGAAAGATTAAAAATCCCTTCATCCTCCAGCAGCGGGCGGCACGACACCATGCCATTCCTGGTGTAGACGAGACATCGGCTTTCAAACGACATTGAACCAATAAGCTTGCCGTCTGAACGCCTGATAATGTCGTACCAGTCACCCTGCTCCTGCTTTTCTTTCACATCAACCTCCTCACTTTGCTATAACCAAATACCCTCTCCCGGCGGAGAGAACTCCACTCCACAGTGCCAAAATAACAAATGGCGCAAATTTCCTAATAGGTTCGCCGGAAGAAAAATTCATTTTTTTCTGTAGCACTTAAAACATACAACAAAACACTGTATATACAAACAGTAATTATCCATTTGGCTTAAGTCTGCACGGGAACCGTATGTATAAACAAGAGCATTCATCTTATTGATTTAAATATATTTTTACGCTACCTTCATGTAAAAACTGACGCTTATTTTTAACACTTCTTCAGGACTGAAAGGGCTGGGATTAATATCTGATTAGAAACCACTCAATCCTGCCAAACCAGGAGCCGGCCTGCGCCTGAGGGTATATTGCGATGCTGACACTCCATGTCAGGTTGATAATTTGTTGCCGCGCAGCGGTTAATATCTGATCGATTTCATAGATCAATATCCTGCGATCGATAAGGTGTTTCACCGTTAGCGCTTCTGGCAACTGACGGGCAACAAAAAGGCCTCCGCAGAGGCCTAGGCTGTCGATATGGGAATCCCCATATCGCTTGTATAGCAGTTTGAAGAATTAAGGTTGCCAGCGCTACCCACAGTTTCCAGTTTCATGCAGCGCTGGCACATCTCCATCAGACTTGCCGCGCGAGCGCCTCAGCAAACATCAGCATGGCATCATAGCAACCAATAATACACCTTTGTGGTCAACTTTCAGGTCAATTGAAATTTTTCGTATTTGAAACACTACTAAGCTCACCTTTACGTCATTTACCTTAGCCCAACACCAATCATTTTAACGATATCCTGCCTTAGATTTCAGCGCACGAATAAACACAACATGTTGTTGTTAAATAATCTTTCAAACAAAACAGAGCACACTCAAAAATGGGATGCTTTAAAATCTGTTAAATGAAACTTTGTGGGCAATGGATTTTTTCACATTCATGGACTCGGCACTTGTTTATTCATGGATTCCTGGATACACTCACCATGAGTCAACCTTAAGAGAGATATCTCATGACAGAAAAAAATTTAAGCGTACAGGCGTTCAAAGAGTTCCTTGATTCGCTTCTCACGCTCGACCTTGTGAAGGAGGCTACAGCACGAAATCTTAAAAACTCAAGCGCTCGCCTTCTGACAGTCGTTTCTGAAGACGAAATGGACGATGTGCGTAAATTAAATGTTGATACCCTAGCACAACGTTATATTCGCAGAACCGACCCCACACCTTCTCCGGCAAGTATGATTTCATATAAAAGCCGAACAGATAGCGCCATTAAGAAGTTTATTGCTTACCAGACTGAGGATGTAATTCCTTACCACGCCGTTGATAAAGAGTCTCACAGTCATTCAGAGGTAAAAGAGGGTAACGAGTTGATAACTGAGAACATTAATGTCGAAGAGAAGGTGGTAACACTTCCAACCTACGACCTTCCTGTTGTTCTGCGTCCTGAGTTAGGTGTTACGGTAACGATTACAGGTATTCCAAATGACATCACAAAAGAAGAAGCCGAACGCATCGCTTCAATTTTGAAGGTTTACGTCCGGCCTCAGTAGTGCAAAGAACTCAGCATCATGTCGGACTGGGGAGTTGGACGTGATGCTGTAAGCTGTAACCCCCTTCGGGAGCCCTTGCAATGGAACATAACACTACATTGTTACCATAGCGGTTACAGTTTTTTTTTTCAAGCGGCGAAGGGCTGCTGTGGTAAACGAGATAGCCATAATGGCGACTACAATCTGCTGTAAATGCGGTAATTCTTGTGAAGTAATCTTCCGTCCTTACATTACTGACAAGACTGGTAAGAAGATTTTTCCGAAAAACTCCCGTGTATTCCCTATCCCGGTATGCGGTTGTGATGAAATCTAGGTAAATAAACCCGGCCATGGTGCCGGGTTATTAGTCATTCTAACTTTTCATTCTTCCTTTGTACTAATACAAGCTACAGCGGTTGATTCGTCATGCGCACGTTTCGCAGCATTAAGAATCACTGCCAGTGACGTTTGCGCGCCATCCAGGCGGATCGTGTTATGAATCGCTGCCGCCGACTCACGCAATTTGATGTGACTATTCTCCAGTTCAACGATCCGCTTCTGTGCTGCGCCGAGCGCCTTTCCCAGCCCGGTGTTTGTGTTTTCCAACGATTCGATACGGTCGGCCTGCTGGATGATGTGGTCATCCTGTGCGTCCCAGGCCCTCGCCAGCGCATCACGCTGTTTAGCCGTTTCGCGCAGCGCAGCCGTAGTGCAATCTAGCCGCTCGGCCAGGCGAGACATCATTTTTGCGATTTCGATGATCGGCGTGTCGCTGGTCATTGCCTTCGCAAGCTCATGGCCAACCGCGATCAGCTCTTTGTTGTTAAGTGATTCACTCATGCCCGCGCACTCCCAAAAATTTTATGAATTTCGTAGCCCTGCCAGTTCTGGCGGCATACATCGGCCGCTGATGGCGCTGCTGGTATCCGCGGCTTCGGCTGCTTGATTTTTTCCTGCCAGCGCTGCACCAGCTGGTATTCCGGATGCTTCGGTTTGCCGATATTTTTGACGATCCCGGCCATACCCAGCCGCTTGAGACGGTCGTAGGCCTCACGGATGTCGCAGCCAAGCAGCTTACGGATCTGGCGGGGCGTAGCCAGGCCATTTGCTTCGATGAACTCCACAATGGCCTTTTGCTTTGGTTTTAAGCGGTTGCACACGGTCAAACCCTCCCCTGCGCCTGGCGGCGCTTGTACTCGGCCATCAGCATTTCTGCAGGCGTCGGCCCCCTGTCCTGGTTCGGTGCTGCCAGTGCACGGCGTACCGGCGGGATCGGCTTACCTTCTGCAACGCGTTTTTCCCAGTGCGCCAGCAGGAGCCCGGCTTCGCTGAGCAGCTCTTTTTCGTTCATCTGGCGATCAACACCCCGGCGGCGCAGCTCCAGGCAAACGTGATACAGCAGTGGCTGTGGCCACGGGTGTTGCTCACTGGTGGGGTATTTGAAAACGAGCTTCCGCCACTTCCAGAATTCGGTCATGACATCCGCCGGACTCACGCCGAGCGGACCCTTGCCTTCACGGCACCAGGCGACGAACTGCCCCGGCGACGGCCAGAATGGTGACACGCTGGCGCGCGCTTTCTGCATCCCGGCCACCAGCTGCTCGCGGCTGCGAATACCGTTTTCGGCGAACGTGGCGATCCACTGCTGTTTGGCCGTACGCTCATCCGCTTCGCTGCGCAGGTTGGTCTGCGTGGCCGCCGGAAAAACTTGCTTGAGTTGGCTGAACAGGAGATCCACCATGCGCTCGGCGTCGCTGTTGATCACCTTGGCCTGTTCGCGGCTGCTGCCAGCCATGCGCGCCAACATTTCGCCGTCGCGGTTCTGCACTGCGTGAAACAGTTCTTGCTTCATATGAAATCCTTCCAGGCTTCAGGGCTGTTCCAGTGCGCGTCACTGGCCGGGGTTTCGTTAACAGGCTTACGACTTCGATCCTCACGGTGCAGCACCAGAGTGTCCCACTGCTTACGCAGTTTGGCGGGCGAAAGGATGTTTTTGTGCCAGAACGAATCCTGCGCAGCCCATTTGAACAGCTGGCAAATTTCGCGATGCGTGCGGCCGTCGAGCTGGCGCATCATGCGGATGTCATTCGCCCAGGAGGTTAGGTTCGGTTTTTTCATCGAAGGCTTGGTGATGTTGCGCAGGGCGAGCATCCACTCTGCGCACTGCAGATCTTCAGCGGTACCCCACTTGTCGCCTGCGGGGGTCTGAACTGCAGCATCAGGAAGAGATTTGGATTTTTTCTTACGATCATTAAATACGTTAGTATTTAATATTACTTCTTGTTCATGATGCGCGGGCTTAAGCGCGCCCTTATGCTCGGGGTTATGCGCCGCACTACTCTCCGAAGCCGCGCCGTTACTGGATTCGTTATGCGCGGGGTAATGCTCGCTGTTATGCGCGGCGTTATGCGCGGGCAAATCGTCCATTTTTTGAGCATAAAGCGCGTAGTTTGTGATAGTGATCACCGTGCCCTTCCGGCGTTCACCGGCAGTGGTAATCATCCCTTCTTTCTCAAAAAAAGCGAGCATACGGTCCACTGCGTGACGGCTGGTCGGCTCCCCGCTCCGGTCGCATAAAGCCAGCCCCAGCTCGGCTGTGGTGGTCACCAGTTGTCCGGTCTGCAAGGGCCACTGACGGCCCTTAAAGCTGGCCGTGTATGGCTGTCTCGCAGCGGTAAGAAGCAGATTGTCCCACAGGGTGCGAAGATACACGTCTTTCCCCCAGGACTGCTTCAGTACACTCCGGTACAACGGGATGAAACCGGTCTTTTGGTTCTCCATCCTGTTGCTCCTGGCGGCAGTACGTGCCGCAAAATCCGCGTAAGCGACATTTGACATAGCTATGCCCCTTTCGCCTGGTGTTTTAAATGAGCGTTTGTCATAATGACCTCGCAGTTGCTGCCCGTAATTGCACCCGAAAGCCGTTGCTGTCTCACCAGCGCGGCTTTCACCATTTTTAGCCCTGTCATACTGCCTCCAGCATTGAAGTGACGATCGTCATTAGTGTCCCTGTCTGCTCTGGCATTAGCCGGAACAGCGACGCAATACCCTCGCTCACCTCTTTCAGCTTCTGATGTTCTGGTAAGCTGAGCAGAACGGCCTGTTTTGCTTCGGCGCACTCTTTGATCGCTTCAGCAATAAGCTCGGCCTTTGTTTTTCCGCTGATTAGCCCAAACCGGCGCGCTACCTGCTCGTTATCACTCGCCATCACATCGATGATGACCGGGATAAGCTGCAGCAGGTTTTTGTCGTTCTTAGGACCTGGATCGTTAATCATCCGAAAAAAATTCTGTCTTGTGTTGTGCTCAGAACCGGCCAGCAACAGGCCGCGCCCGCCGCGTGCTATCCACTCCTTCGCCACCAGTTGCGAGATGTGTAACTGAGCAGAGCCGGGCGTGGCTCTGTTCCATGCCTTCACTGCTTCCCGAATATGATTGAGCTTGCAGTTATTGCGCGGAACGCCTTGATAATTCGATCTCAGCGGAGCGGTTAGCTCCCTGCTATCATCATGAAAACCTAGTGTGTGCATGGTCAGTGCTCCTGCTTAGGTAAACCATCTGTGGGGTTTGGGTAGAGATCAGGGCGCAGTTCGTGGGGAGTCACGCCTGTCATTTTGAAAATCGGGAAGATATAACTTGGCGGGACGATTCCTTGGTCACGATTCTTCCAATGACTTACAGACATACTCGTCACACCAAGCGCGATGCTGAGCTTTCTGGCTGAGCCAGCGGCTTTAATTGCTTTATCGAGTGCGGACATGTGCTTCTCCTGCTTAATGATAGCCAGAGTAAACCACAGATTTACACTTCATGCAAACACTGGATTTATTGCGTGTATAAACCAAATATTTACAATGGCCCTATGAGAAAAGAAGAACCCAACCTCGTTCTGGTAGAGCGCCTTACTGAGATCACTAATCGCGGCGTTACCAAAGCAGACATGGCACGAATAGCTGGAGTTACCCCTCAGGCCGTTAACGGCTGGTTCAAAAAAGGCGTGATTAGTAAAAAATCAGCACTGGCCATAGCCGACGCAGTTGGCATTTCTGTCGCCTGGCTACTCGGTGAGGACGTTGGCGAAAAAGACGGCCTTAAGCCGGACGAACAGCGCCTGCTGGAGCTCTACCGCCAACTGCCGGAAGAAGAGCAACAGAACATGCTCCGCATCTTCGCGATTCGCCTGAAAGAGCTGGATGAACTGTATGAGAAGTACATGAAGGGTAGAATAAGGTCGCAGGGGGAATAAAAATGTTAAAAAACGAGATACCGAGAATTGCGTTTGTTTATCCTGGAATTGCAGAACCCGGAGTCAAAGAAGATTTTACTCCTGAGCTTGGTATTCAATGCGATACCTTTCCGTGTGAAAAAAATGTTTTAGTGCGATTTGGTGTCATAGGTTTTAATGGTGTAGATAATTATTCCCTTGAGCTAAAAATATATTTAGATGACGAAGACGTTACCTTATCGAATCATAGTCATAATAATCTATTCAGCTATAACCCCAAGTGGAGCGGTGATGGGGAATTCGTAGCCGCAATGGCTGTGGTTGAAGGGTTCAAAGCTAAAGCCCCCGGCATTTACCGTATTGAGGCAAGTTTGTTATGCATGAAAGCTGATTCTGATACGGGCTGGAAAACTATCGAAGTGATAAGTGCTTATTTTGCTGTTGCTGAAAAGTGGGAGAGTAAAATTGACACATAATAATAATGTATTTAACCTTCCAAATGGAAACCCCTTATCCCTCGGCGACGTTGTTGATGAGAATAAACTTGGTGGGCGGGGTGGTGGAGGAAATGGTATGCTTGAAGTTCGAGTTGCTAAATTAGAAGCCAATGTTGAAGATATTAAGGCTAATCTTGCTGAAGTTCGTGCCGATGTGCGTGATTTGCGGAACTCTTCAGCGCAAACTAGTCGTGATGTCGCTGTCATTCTTCAAAAGCAGGTTGATATCGATGAAAAATTATCTAAAAAACCGAGTTTGAGTGAAGTTAATAGCGCCATTTCATCAGCAGTAAATAGACAGATTTTGTGGACCGTAGCAACGGGATTAGCGCTTCTGGGACTGGCGAAATTTATGTTCTAACCCCAATCTGCGAATCGGCCCCTGTGCCAAATTTTTATGCTCCCCCCATCAGATACGTCTCACCGCCCCCCCCGAACAC